TTCTAAATTGAATATAAATTGAAGCATTAGCACCTGATGATGTAATTGTTTCAACGACCATTAAGTAAGAGCGATAAGCAGAAGTACAGACACCATCAAATGTTGTTGTTGTTGTTGAAACTGCTGAGAATGAAGCGCGCTTAATTAAAGTTAATCCACCGCTTGCAGCAGCCCATTTCAAGCCTGTTGCGGTGGAACTATCCGCCACAAGTGTTTGCCCGTTTGTGCCTACTGCAAGGCGGGATACTGTATCGGCAGCAGTGGCTGCAATGATGTCACCTTTAGCATCAACAATAGTCTTAGCGACCATTGTTCCCATAGTGGTATCAATTGCATCACCCATTGTGCGAATGGCTAACGCGCCATTTTTTACCAGATCGGTGTTATCGGGTTCTGGCCATGAATAGATTGGACTTGTTGCCATTTAAGATAGTACTCCTGTCGCGTTGTTCCAGATAAGTGTAGCATTTGTGGTTGCCCATGTTATTGTGCTAGGCAAAATTGTTTCCCATTGTGTTGTCGAGAGTGAGAACTCTGTAGCTGTGATGTAAAGGGTTATATCCACAAAAGTAGGGGTAGCGCGTAGGGCTACATTCTCCACAAAGCCCTCGAATGTGCCACCCAAAAGGTTTGAAGGTAGATTCTGGATAAGGACAGGCTCGCCAAAGAAGATAGCAATTAAATCATCAAGCATGGCAGATGGCATGTCTGGGTTATCAAGTCTAAAGGTAATTGCTCCAAGTGAGGCTTTAGCGGTCTTGCGTAGATTAAGCTCTCTAGTGGCTATGTCAGTAATGTCAGCAAGGTTCTTGATGTTGGACTCGAATGAACGCTCATAGAGGCCGTATGCGCCTATAGAGTCGCTATCAGAGGCACTGTAGGTTGAGCCATAGGCTGTAGAGTATTTATAAATAAGGCTATTGCGGATGCGAGCAATCTGTGTCTGGGAACTAATACTGCTAGGAGTTGCATAAGCTGCATCGAGATAGGTATAGCCATTATCTGAAAGATAGTCCGAGCGATGGTCTGCATCGTCATAATTAACAAAACCATCTGCTGACTCATAGATTTGGCCTAGTGCGCTGTTAGCAATCTGATCTGCTAGGGTCTGGCTTTTGGCCGTAGCAGAAGCTGCTTGGCTTATCATTGTGTAGAAGCCTGAGTCAATAGTGCCAATATAAGTCTCGGCTTCATTCCAAGTAGTAGTGGCTGGATAAGTAGCCCATGTAACAGTAGGGGTAACTTCATTCCAAGAAAGGTTAAGAGCTGCTCCAAGAATGGCTGCTATCTGTGCGCCATCTAAGCCTTCTGATAGAGCGGTGTTATAGATAGCCTTAGTCAGTTTAGCCAGTGCGCCAATTCCTAAGATTGTTCCTGTAGTGATGTAGCCAGATTCTTCTGGGCTTCTGACTCCAATAGAGAAGTCTGAGACCTCACCACCAAAGACAGTGATATAAGTGCCAGATGTATTTTTTAACTCTAAAGTAATTGGCTCAGTTACATTGATGGTAAAAGGTGAGCCATCTGTATTGATGATTTCTACTCGGCAGTAACCTGCTGTGCATTGGCGGTCAATGTCTAGCCGACCAGTGGCATAGGAAACAGAGGTGACAGTTGTATAAACATCATCACCTACTGTCACACGCCATTCTGGTAGCCATGTCATTATCGAAGCCTTAGAGTTCCACGATCTACAGCGCCCTGCAAATACTGGTCTAGAGTCTCAGCAATAGCGTTAGGGTCTCCTACACCAGTCTGGATAGTTATGTTAAAGCTGTTTAGAGAGCTGTTAGCAAATGCTGCTGCATCTGCTGCATTCTGTGCATCTAGCAGGTCAGCCATTGCATTGGCTCTTCTTGTAGCTGCATCGGCGAACTCTAAAATAGCTGCCATTGACACGCCGCTTGTAGGAATTTTTTCTACAAAATCTCCAACAGGGATTCCAGAAGCACTAGATCTGCCTGTGCTTGTACCAGCACCAGTTATCTTTGGTTGTCCAGTCATACTGCTCATGGCGTTTAATTTAGCAATAGCAGCATCTAGATTAGCAAGATTAATTAAGTCTTTAGGCTTGAGACTATCAAGAATTGATTTGATGTCTTTTAGTTTTATATCTTGCAAGCCTAAAGCACCAAGAATCTTAAGATCAGCATTAAGTTTATCTGTAGCCGCAATAATGGCTGCTTCATCCTTAGAGGCAATAGCATCTTCTAGGGCAAGGATTGACTTTTTAACATTGAGGCGTGCGGTGTCGTTAGCAATCTGCAACAACTGAGCCCCAGTAGTTGCCTTACCTAGTTGCTCTGCCTGAGATGTAAGAGCTGCTGCAATCTGAATTTTGTCCATGTCAAAGACTGACTCGCCTTTGAGAAGGGCTGCCTCACCCTTAGCAATAATTGCTTTGGCTTTGTCTGTGGCTAATTGCTTATTCTTAAGAGCTAGTCTTTCACGCTCTCTGCGTAATGAGTCCTTTTCTAATTTGGCAAGCAGTTCTTGTTGTCGCTTTTGAGTGAGAGTAAGCTTGACTTCTTTTTCTTTAGGGGCAACATTGACATTAATCCCAAATTGCTTACCCACAAATCCTGAAAAGATTTCTCTAGGTAGTTTCTTTAGATTAGCAATTAAGGTTGGAATGACACCAATAGTTCTGCCAGTTTGAACTGTGACTTTAGCAAGTGCGCTTGCAATAGTTTCAATTACATAAGCAGCATCTGAGGCATCTGTGCCACCACCAATAAGGGCAAAGGCATCTACTAACCCACCACCGATAATCTCTGAGGCGTTAGATGATGCAACACTCAGCACATCAAACTTGTAAGCAGTAGTGTCTAAATAATCCTCAGCTGCACCTGCTGAACGCTTAAGAATAACTCCAAGAATCTCATTAAATGACTTAGATTGTAACTCTGCCCTAGTAAGACCTGTGTTGTACTTAGTCAGACCCTTTGTAATACCAATGTAACCTTTGCCAAGATCCTCAGTAACAGTTGCAAGATCTACGCCTGATGCTCGGCTAATTGTAATTGCATCACTAAGAAGTTTTTGAGATTGAGTCAATGAGCCTGTAGTGGTCAATAGCCCCTGAAACGCTGGACGAAGAATGTCATCTGCAACTGCTGCTGATCTTTCTAGGTTAGCAATGTAATCAGCAATGGCTGGATTAGCAAAGCCAATACCTAGATTCTCAACTGCTCGATTAAGTCGAAGGGCTGCTTTTTCGTCATCTGCAAAGGCTTTGACTGCTGCTTTACCATACTGAGCAATAGCTGCTGCACCGAATGCTAAACCTAAACTACCTGCAACTTTCTTGGCAGTTCCAGATAATTTTCCTAAAGCAGTCTCAGCTTGCTTAAATCCTTTAGCATCGAACTTGGATGCAATGTTGATTACTTCTTGATAATTCACGCTGCTCTCCCTAATGCTCCAGCTCTAGATCTCTTTAACAATTCTAGTTCTGCTGTAGTAATTGCCTTATTGACAATGCCTTCTGCAACGCCTTTGTTTTGTGCCCATGCTCTAAAGATTAAACGACCACGACCCTTGAGGCTTCCTGTAAGTGGAGGCATAGCAGCAATAAATTGTTGTCCAGCTTTAGGGTTGCGAGAGTGTGAATACTTTTTACCTGCTGGGCCTTTAGGCCCTACCCACGGCTGACCTTGTGCGCCATTACGACCAGCAGATTCATAAATTGCACCTGCGCGAGAATTGTTAAATACCGAAGCCATAGAATTAAAGCCTCTAGCATTTCGCTTTGTAACTGCTGTGCTATAACCAATCTTAGATTTGATTGTTGAAGCAGAAAATGTAGGGAAGCTACCCTCATTAAACGATCTATCAGCCCAGCCGCTTAAAGGTGATTGAGACGGAACATAACCCCTAGCTGTTTGTGCTATTGGGGCAAGCCCGCGCTTTAGTTCAATCTTAAGAGACTTCTCTAAATCAGGAGCGAAGCGGCGCAACGCTTTGCGAAGGTCAGCGTTTCCTCTTAGTTCTATTTGCATCGCTCACCTCTTTCGCCTCATCCTTTAGCCCCTGCACAAGTGCATCGAGCATGGTGTTATCTAATTCCAATAGTGCTTGTGGCGGGATCTGCAACCTAATGCTCAATCGAGCGATTAGGTAGGTGAATGGCAGATCTCGCTTTATGCTAAAGGGTCAGAGTCTAAAACCTCAACACTTTTCAGTGTCTCGATAAACTCCATCCCAAAAGGCTTTACAGTTTCACCTGACCTGCGGATAACCTCATGAGCCAAAAGATAGACATGTGACTGTTTTTCCTCTTCACGAAAAGCACGATGAAAACCCATTTTAGTCTGTTGCTCAAAGAAATACTCCACTGCTGGTGTAATTTCTCCTTCAACAACACTTCCATCTGTCTTAGTAATCTTTAGTTTTGCCATTGGTTAGCCCCTTTGTTAGTTGATTATCAGCTTGTTGTAATTGCGATTGTGCCCATAACATTCCATGTTACAGACTGAGTTGATAAATCAGCAACAGCACCATTTACAGGTGTTGTGTTGTTAATCAAGCAAGTCATTGTGTATAGAGGGTTAGTTGCTGATACTGCATCAGATGTCTGCTTGAAAGTCACAGTAACGCTTGTGCCCCAAGTAGTGTTTAATGTTTGAAGTGTCTTTGCAGATGCTGAATCGTTTAGGAAGTCGATTGTGATGCTTGAAGCTTCCAATCCCTTTACGAACTTGTGACCTGTGTCTCCAAGAGCTGTAATCTCCAGCTCATCGAATGAGCGGTTGATGACCACATTTGTGACCAGTGTTGAGAGATCTACCGAATTAACAGTTAGAACTCCTGTATTTGCTAAATAAACTGCCATCGGATTATTCCTCTTCTTTCTTAGTTACTGGCTTTGGTGCTGCTGGCTTTACCTGACCGATTTTGATCAAGAAAGCTTCCTGCTCTTTTTCCCATTGTGCCATGTCGGTCATGGTTAGCTCCAACTCGTTAGGATTGATACGGACATCTCGCAACTTAGCAAGTCTCCACTTGCAGCATTGAGAACACTAGGTGCGCTTATCGCACTTACATTATAGACCAGAGATGATGCAGCAAGGAGTGCGAACACACTAACTACTGTGTCCTCGATGCCGTTAAGATTGCCCTCATTATCAAAAAGTGGGACTGTCATTACAATCTTGAAGTTAGCCATAGGGCTAATAGAAATCTGGCCATTGTTGTTAGGTGTCAAGTATGGATCATCGGGTGACACAATTACAGAGTTAGCAAGGACTGTTGCTGGTGGGAATGCAAAAGTCTGCCATTTAGCGTTATTGACCAGAGCAGTCGCTAGTGTGGTTCTAAGAGTGGTAATGGCAACTGGTGGCATTATCCGACCATTGAGCGTGGGTCTAGTGCATGGGCTATCAATCCTCGCACCTTAGCGAGAAGCTGTGCGCTCATTCGATAAGGGCTTGGCTGGAAATCGACAAGGTTACTGCCAGAAAGGGTGGCTGTACGCGCTTGCCAGATTTCTACAGATATCATTAAAGCTGCTTGCTGGATTGCCATGTCGGTTGTCCAGTCTGTATAAGTCTCACCTGTTACTGTGCCGAATGGTTCGATAGGATGCTTAGGCTGTACGACTGTGTGAGTTGTAGTCACTGAAATTGAATAAGTCTCAACCGCAGTGATTGTCTTAGATCCATTGTATTTAGTGCCTGAGTTAGCAATAGTTACAGTCTGTCCGACATAAAAAATGTCTCTTACTGGAATATCAAAATATAAAGTTCCTGTGCCAACAACATTACTGTGAGCGACTGGAAACCATTTAGGAGCCCATAACATAGGAAGCAGCACTGCATCTGTAGCATCGCAGACCTCTTGAAGGACAGCATCAGTATACAAAGTACCGACTCCGAGAGTTGTTCGGAGTTCTGAAACTGTTGTAAGAGCCATTCCCATTCCTTTCTAAAGACTCTAGGGGTCAGAGGGCTACTGACCCCTAGAGCGACTTAGTGTGGCTTACGCCTTGTTGTTCTTGAATGCGCCTGCGCCGACCTTAGTAGCGATTGCTCCAAAGCCGTAGTAGCCGATTGTTACCTGTCCTGCTGCGGTTGATTCTGCGCGTAGGCGGTAGGTAGGGCTCTCATACCATGTGTATGCATCTGGATTCACGATAAGGATTGTTCCATCGCCATCGCCAGCGTTTGTTGGATCAACATAAAGGTTAAGTCCAGCAACATTACCTGTGAGTGATGTTGGTGCTACTTGACCGCCTGCGTTCATTGGCTGTGATGCTGTGTAGATTGGACGACCTGAATCGTTTAGAGACATGATGTTTGACCATTGTCCTGTTGATACAACCATGTTGCGAGCAAATGGGTTTGGAAGTCCTGCTGTAGCGCCATAAACAGAAGCTGAACCGCGAGCAACAATACCTAGCAACTCTGAAGCTGTTGGATATGTGACTGTTGTTGTTGCATCTGCTGTTGCTCCTGCAATAAGAGCAGCGTTTACTGCTGCGTTAGTAGCCTTTGCGTAAGCTGCTGCCATGTTGCGCACGAGCTCATCAAAGAATGCTGGAGATGTACGATCTAGCAATTCAACAGAGAATGTCTGCTGTCCAGCGTACTTCTTAACTGATACAGACAAGAATGCTGCTGTCTGATCTGTATCTGAGAATGCTGCACCTTCTGCTGTATCTGCAACTGTTGGTGCTGCTGTAATCTTTGGAATCTCGAAAGTCATACCTGCATCTGGCAATACTCCACGAGAGATTGCATCGATTGAAGGACGAATTGTTGTTGATAGTGGGTTGATGATTTCAGATAGTTGGCGTGTTGGTACTAGACCTGCGTTATCTGTTGTGTCATCTGCTGCGCGTAGGTATTGACGAGCATCTTCATCACCTAGAGCTGCGCGAATTGTGTTTTCTGCATACTTAGCTGCTGTTACTTCAATGCGTGGCTTTGCAAAGTATGCTGCTGATACAGTTGGGCGAGCAGCTTCAACCGCTTGTGCTTCAACTGGTGTTGCTTCGACTGCTGAAGTGGTTTCTTCCACGGTGGCTGTCTCGCTTTCTGTTGGTTGGGTTTCTTCTTCTACAGCAGATTCTTCTGCTGCAATATCAGTGACTTGAGCCGACTTAAATGCGGGCTCTGTAACAAGGCTCGTTTCTACGAGCCTAGCTGAGGAGACATAAGTAATGCCATCCTTAATTTTAGACTTAAGAACTTCTGCACCAATGCTCAATCCTGACTGCAAACCTTCTTCTGCAAGGATAAGAGCTTCTGTACCGCGCTGTGAGCGACTAACAGAGAACACTGCATGAATTGCATCTTCTGATTCGCTAAAAGAAACCATGCGACCTAGAGGCTTTTTGTTATCATGTTGGCTTAATAATTTAATTGCTTTAGGGTCTTGAATCTCAATAGAGCCAGAGGCAAAGATTACTTTACCCATATTGGTTGAGCCTGCTTCAACATTAAGAGGCACAATCTTGCCTGAGATAGTGCGACTTGCTGAGTCAGCTGTTAAGTCAGCTGAGAAGGTGATTACTTGGTTCATTCCATACCTTGACTTCCATTAGGTGTTAGATCAGTCATTTCCATTGCTTGTTCTGTAGTAATGAGATTAAGACTAAGTAGTTTCTCAATCACTGCTAGTTCTTGCATTGGGTCAGTACGCAAGAAGTTTTTATCAATATCAAACTTCACCACATTGCCACGAGCAGTAATATCATCCATAGACAAGCGATCTTCTATTGCACTTATGAAAGGCTGCAAAGATAGTTGAAGAAACTGTTTTCTCTCGTCTTGAACATTATTGTATGTATAACTTGAGTTCTGGTCAGCAGATACATAGATTGCTGGAACATTGCATAAACGAGCAATTTCAGTTGCAAGATTTTGAATTGCCTCGCCGTACATCATGTCCTTAGGTGAAAATTGAACAGGAACATACTCAAGAGTAGAAGTCAAGTAAGCAGTTGAACGGTTATTTCTTGCGCTTTTGAAAGCCGCTAATAATCCAGAGACTTCTTTAGGATCAAGGTCAGCGCCATTGTTCCGAATTATTCCGGTCGGCATTGGTTGAGAAGCTGAAACCGCTGCTGCTTTTTGCACATCAATAGCTGCACGAATTGTTTGAATGCCAGTAGTTAAGATTCCAGGAAGCAAGCTTTGGAATGTGACTAAACTTCCTAAGCCGTCCATTGGTAAAGTCATTCCATCAACTGCATAAGATTTTACAAAAGTGTTAGTGCTATCAAGTGTTGCAGTTACGCGATTGTTAGCAATCCACTCAAAGCGAGATGGTCGGCCATCCTCGGAATAAATCTCAACCACTTTCCAGAAGGCCTGCGAATATAGGAGCAACGATTCAACTGTATATGCAATCGTTACAGATCGTGGCTGTGAATAAGAAGGTTGCTCTAACCATGCAGGTGAGCCAAGTTCTTCATTAGTAGATTTCTTGTAAAGCTCCATTGGAATTGCGCCAATAGTTCCCGCTAAAAGATTTCTGCATCTCATTAATGCTGGAACGCTGAGAGCATCTTCTCTGCTAACAAAAGCATATTGAAAAGGCATGGCATAAGGTGAATACTCGCCAAGAACTTGAGGAGCAGACTGAGCTTCTAATAGAGGCTTAGACTGGAGACCGAATGTTTGCAAGATGCGACCCATAGACATAAATGGTAGCACATGTCAAGTATTTGACATACCACCTAAGGTGTGTCTAGGTAATAATCTGAGGCTTAGGTGCTGGGAGCATTAACTTGCTTACAGTCATTGCAACTCCAATAATGGCACTTATATCGCCTGCCGATTTGCGCTTTATGATTCTCCAAGCTGAGTCATTGACCTTAGCTGCGCAATTATTGAATTGTTGAACAAGTTCGACTTGCCCATTATGAACGACCTTATGAGTCACCAATCCAGTCAATAAATCGCCACAGGCTTGATAGAACTGCTGGCCTGAGACATCCTCGGTCATAACTCCAGCCTGCTTTAATCTATCGGCTATAGATTGAGTGGCATACTTGTCGTAGCAGACTAGGCGCGGTCTGTAAAGGTCACACCAGCCCTTTATAGCTGCTGCAATCTTTAGATCATCAACTGCGACTTGAGAACTCCAAGTCTCCATAATTCCGATGCCAATCCTTCCATCTGGAAGTAATTGTCCAGCGACTAAAGATGCGTTCCTTCTCGAAGGACTGACATCGAAACCAAATATAGTATAAGCCCCAACTGCAAGTTCTAGTGTGTTATCGCTAGTCTCCTCAAGAATGCCATGAGGCCACGGGCTTTGCAGAGAATCAATCCACTGGCATAAAGTCTCAGTACGAGTGGTCTCAATCGGAGCAGTTGCTATAGCTTCCTCGATTGATTCTTTAGTCACTGTGTAACCCAAAGCAGGATTACTTGGTGCTACAGCATCACGCCAAAAAGCTTCTGATCTGATGTCTATCTTGCAATACTGTGGGGCAGAATACTCATAATAGCCAAAGGTCTCAGGCGGGTAATCCTTAGCTCGTTCAACTAGTCCATTGAGGACTGTTGAGAATGCATCACCCGCATTCGATGTTAAAAATGTCTGGGCGTTAGCGCGGGCTCTGGTGGTTGGAATTGCAGCTTTGTAGCCATCCTCAGATATTTCACGCACTTCATCGATCCATAAGAAGTCAGCAGTACGACCACGCGCTGAGTCTCTGGTATCTGACACTAAATCGAGGGTTGCACCATTAAGCAACTCTATTCGTTCTCCGCCATTGGCATAACGCACTGCCTTAGTCAAAACCTTGAGTTCTGGAGTTGATTCTATGATCCATGCAATTTCTCTGAAGGTCATAAGGGCAGTTGCTCGGTTAGAGGACATAATGATGTGCTTCTTTTCGTTGCCATAGAACATGCCCCAGATAACACGCACTCTGCCTAAGTGAGACTTGCCATTCTGTCTCGAAATAAGCAGCAGGGCAGTCTTGACCCTGTACTGGTCTTTCTTATCCACCATCATCATTTGTTTAAGGACATGCTCTTGATATGGCATGAGTTTGTCCATCTTTAAGCGCTCAACCATTTCAATTACTTCACCAGCTCTGGATTTGCCCTTAAGAAGTGGGCTGTGAATCCTCGGTTGAGTTGCCCCTCGTAGCGGCTGGGTCTTTTTGGTCTTAGTTGTCATTGAATCGGACTAGGTCGGACTGTAAAAGGACTGTCCAGCATCGGCTCGGACTTCATCGGGTAGATATGCCCTGAAAAGACAGGGGGGGTAGAGGTCTTACCTAAAAAAACGCCCTCATTGAGCGCACCCTTCTTGCTATTGCATGGCGCACAACAAGCAACAAGGTTATCCATGTCATGACTGCCACCATCCTTGCGGCTAATCACATGATCTACTTGATTGGCTTCTTGACCACAATATGCACAGATGTAACCATCGCGCTTTAATACTCTAAGGCGTTGGTCTTTCCACTTCTGTAGCCCTAGCTCTCTATGGCTTGCATCTCTTAGTGCCACCCTTTAGTTCTCCAATGATCTAATGCAATGCATGGCTCACCATATCTATGGCCTATGTAGTCTAAGCCCCATTGTACTTGAGTCCAACCATCCTGTTCTTTAAGCCACTCACTCTTACCTTGAGGAATACCATAATGACTACCATTAACAGCTAATGGATTCCATGCTGATTCTTTACCATAGAGCTTTAATAAGCATTTATATTCTTTATAGTTAAAGTCTAATAGATAGAGAGAATAAGTCTTGTAATCAATATACTCTTTTTGTTGCACTGATTCAGAGCTACCTGCATAAGGCATTATGCATAGAGCTATCCCAATAGCTACTAGCACCCCGCAAGCTACGCCCCTGAAGGGCTTGCGGTGAGCCTTTGAGAGGCTCTGCGCCGTTAGCGTATCATGCCTGTCAAATTTATTTATTTCATTTGTATAAGTGCTGGTCAGAACGGCGTGTCGTTTCATAAGTACCCCCTGTGGATAACTTTGTGGATAACTATTTAGAGTCCTTACCCCATCCAGTACCCTTAAAGATTGCTCCTACTGGACTAATTAACTTGATCATAGGTTCATTACAATAAGTACATAGAACTGTTGGTTTGTCATGCCAGCCATGATGCAGCTCATTCTTTAATCCGCATCTTCCGCATTTGTAATCGTAGGCTGGCATGTTTTACATTCCCCAATCATCCATGATCCACAGCCATCACATCTAACAATGTCTGCTTCAGTCGGTTTAGTGTTTAAGTGACCATACTTTAATTCTAGAAGTGGAAGCAAGTCTTGGAGCTGGATGATGCAGGCATACTCCGCTGCATTTTCTCCCTGCCCGTTGAGTCGCAAGACTGCAAAGCCTAATTCCCCCGAAACGGCTGTGCGCTTACGAATCTGCTCCAAGACTGCCTTTGGTTGAAATCCAGCCCTTGCCTTGACTTCACAGTCAAAAGGTACAGACTGAATATCTTTACCATTCCCCCTTCCCACACTAGCGAATGGCCATACAGTCGATAGGTACTGTGCGACCACCCGCTCTGTGCGGAAACCTCGGTGCTTTCTGTGTTGGCTAATGGTTCATCCCAGCCATGTAGCCCATTGCAACTCCACCAATGAATAAAGCTAATGTTAAATACATAAGCAATGCTTCCTTATCCATTGACTGCCCTGCACTTATTACATGACCAAGTGCCTGCAACTACGATACCTTCAACTATTCTTGCAGTAATCGTAATGTCAGAGGCCAGTGTTGGTTCATTGCATAGTTGGCAATTAACTGTGTCAATCATAGGCACATCTTCCACATTAACCCAGCCGTCAGCTGTGTGAAACTCTGCATACCCCATTATACCCTCGCCTTCTGTGGTTCCCATTTACCACTGCTTGAAAGGTTATACCAATGCGTTGGACACTTATCCATTCCACCAGTTTGACCTTTTGTGGTACAGAAATATCCAGCCCAATCCTTGCCAGTCTTAGCAGAATGACCAGTGCGCCATTCCATGTGACCATGCTGACATGATGGTGCATCCATTGCTTCAGCTGTACCTATAATCTCTGTCACTGTTGCCATTGCACTCTCTAGAGTTACTGGAGCTAGTGTGGTCTTGACAGATGATCCGATTGGTGTAGTCCAGTAATCAGTGTCACCCTCTTTAATGTCTTGTGGTGCTGGCTTTACTTCTTGCTTGACTACTTTAAGAGCTGGATGGTTTGGTGCAACCTTGCTCATTTCTTCGCGGCTAGGGCGCTTTCCTTTAGGAGCATAACCCGCATTTGCAAGTGCTC